AGGGCATAGCAACTTCTCCTACCACTTTGTTGGAGCTTAGTAATGCAGAACTACAATCGGTAAAGGAAAGTGTGGGCAAGTCAAAAGCAGAAGGTACATACACTAACCTTTGCTATGCGAATAGAATGCTGTGCGAGTTTATAAAGGACTTAGAGAGTAAGGATATAGAAATCCGAAGTATAACGGAGGAACTGTTTGAGGAATACCGCTTCTTTCTTAAAAAGAAAGGATTGAAAGGCTCTACCATCAACAATTATCTTTGTTGGCTGAGCCGACTGATGTTCCGTGCGGTCAGCAAGAGGATTATCCGCTGCAATCCGCTTGATAACGCCAAGTATGAGAAGGATGAAAAGAAGATACGCTTTCTGCAAAAGAGCGATGTGATGAAACTTATGTCAATGAGGATGAATGACAAGGAAACAGAGTTAGCAAGACAGATGTTCATCTTTTCCTGCTTCACAGGCTTAGCTATCTCAGATATGGAGAATTTGAAATACAAGCATATCCAAACGGCAGCGGACGGACAGATGTATATAAGAAAGGAACGTCAGAAGACCAAGATGGAGTTCATTGTACCGTTACACCCCATTGCCAAGACGATTATCGAGCAGCAAAGGCAACTAAAAGCGGTGAAAGAAGAAGGCAATAATACGGATATGGATAACCGTCTTATCTTTCAACCCTGTTGCAGCAGAAGTGTGTTAGCAGCGAAGTTAAGCATCGTAGGCAGGGCTTGTGGTATCAAACAACGTTTGTCCTATCACATGGGAAGACATACCTTCGGAACGATGTGCCTAAGTGCAGGTATTCCCATAGAGAGCATCGCCAAGATGATGGGACACGCATCAATTGCAAGTACGCAGATTTATGCGCAGGTAACCGACTGCAAGATTTCGGAAGATATGGATAGGCTTATTGCCAAACAAAAGTGTACGAATGGGATAATGCAAAAGGCAGCATATAAAACAATAGTGTAAGGTCAGAGAGGAAAATGACCATTTCGCTGCAACTCCTTGTATCATAGTCTTTTATTTTTTTATCCTTTTTAATTGTAGCCATATTGTAGCCACAACAGAGTATTTTGAGAGTACACGCAGATACTGCTACCCGAAATGCGCACTTGCATTTCTTGGGTTCAAAAGTACAAAAAAGTAGAACATCCTCCAAATTATTGTGGGAAAATGTTTTAGAAATCTTTTGGCTACAATTTTCAGTGCATGGTGCAAGTCTATATATATAGATAGACCTTGCACCATGCACTGACAGTCCCAAAGGTGTGATTGATATGGCAGGCTCAATATTTTCGCCTACGTATTGGGCAACACGGCAACAAATAACGCATAATGTTAAAAATGCAAAATGGCAATATAATGCCAATATTGGCAATTTAATATTCTTTCTAAAGCCCTATTTGTTAAGAACTTTGCAGCATTATTTCTAACAAAAAGACGGATACATATGAATACAAAGAAACAAAACTCCGGAAGTAATGCAAAATTCTACGTTGTACTTCCGACACTTGAAATCATGCTCTCCGCCAGCAAAAACTGCAAGCTAAGGGCAGGCTATGCCAATATGGAATATTCCAACTTTATGAAACACTGCAAGATGCAGACCGACCTTCGTATCAACACTTATGCAAGATGTGCGGCAGCCTTCGATATGGACGTGCTCTTGATACATCTCCCCAAGGGTATGATTGAGTCCATGATAGCAACCACGCCCCATAAAAGCCTTCGCTTCTCCACAATGGAGCAGGAAGATCTCATCGTCATTCTCAATCGGCTGTGCAAGCTGGACAGTAGAAGATTTAAGCAGCATCTTATGCAGTTATTGCACCAATTGGGGAAGGACTCTGAATTTCCAGACGGATGATAATCCACGGAGAGCAACTATTCAATCCTAAACTGAAAAGAGAAGTGGCATATGACAGAAGAAGACAATTTACAAAAGACGGTAATTGCAGAGTTACGCTCACTAAGGAACGACATGGAGCGGATAGCCGGCTTTATCGTGGAAATGAGACGCGATTATTCCGTTTTGGAGGATAAGATGGAACTCAGTTCCTCCGACGTCATCAGACTCTTGGGCATTTCGCGGGCATCCCTTGCCCGATGGAGGGACACCAACGCAATCCCGTTCAGGTATATATCATGCAACCACGTTGCCTATCCGTTCAAGGGACTTTACGTCGCCGTCAAGAGCGGACGTGCCTCCTTCAAGGGTTTCAGACGAGTGGAAGCCCTACAACGGCTCAACGCCTACAAGGATGGTGTCCTTAAAGGATATATGGGTGATGGTCAAACTTTATTTGAGGAGCTATGAACATCAAAGAAGAAATACTGAGCCGAACCAACAAAGGACTGGATGTGTTCTGCTTCTATATGCCTATCGACTTTGTGCCAAAGCGCAATTTCCGAAATCCTATGTATGACGACAGGCGTGCATCGTGCAATATCTATCTCGACAACAAGTCCGGCTGCTACCGAATGAAGGACTTTGGCAACGATGCCTACTCCGGCGACTGCTTTTGGTTTGCAGCCACAATGCTCGGACTGGACGTGAGGAAAGACTTTGTTAAGGTGCTTGAAACCATAAATCGGGACTTGCAGCTGAATATTTGCATTGAAAGGAAAGAACATAGTAATCCCCACACAATGATGATGAAGCCTTGCAAACCACCCTTAGTACAACCACCTAACCAGCTCAAGAAGATGGAAGGTAAAAAATGGTACAAGCTAATTGAGCAATCTTTCAATGTCAAAGAACTAGACTATTGGGAGCAATACGGCATTGATGCTAAGACTCTGCAACGTTTTCATGTAAAGTCGCTTGCTCGCTATGAGTCTGTCTCCAATCAGGGAAAGCCGTTTACTCTTGGTTCTACACATGATGAGCCTATGTTTGGATATAGCATGGGGAAGTTTGTAAAAGTCTATCGCCCTAAGAGTAAGCTGCGCTTTCTTTATGGGGGTGAGAAAGTGAACGACTATGTCTTTGGCTTCCAGCAGCTGCCCAGCAAAGGGGATGTTGTTTTCATCACAGGTGGGGAGAAAGACGTGCTTTCACTTTCGGCTCATGGTTTCAACGCCATCTGTTTCAACAGTGAGACGGCACAGATTCCTGAGAATATCATCGAAGGATTGCAGCTTCGCTTTCAACACATTATTATATTGTACGATACGGACGAGACAGGTGTAAGGGAAGCTAAACGGCAGACAGATGCATTTGCTCAATACAAGGTATTGAGTCTAACCTTACCATTGCAAGGGGGTAAGTCGGAGAAGGATATATCGGACTTCTTTGCCTTGGGCAATGAAGCAAAGGACTTGAAAGTGCTTCTTAATGATATGTTCACCAATATGTATGCACAGACGATGATGATATTGCAATCTTGTGAGATAGACTACGATAATCCGCCAGACGCTTCAAAGTCGGTGGTGGCAGTAAATGGTGTTCCGCTTGGAACGCAGGACAATCTGTTTTGTATCACAGGTGGAGAAGGAACAGGCAAAAGCAACTACATTGCCGCCATCCTTGCCGGCACACTTGGTTCAGAAAGATTACAGGCAGAGCAAACCTTGGGATTGGAGGTAACTGCCAACCCCAAAGGTTTGGCCGTTCTTCACTATGATACGGAACAGTCCGAGGCACAACTCTATAAGAACTTGGAGAAGACGCTTCGCAGGGCTAGTATCAAGTCCGTGCCTGAGTTTTATCATTCTCTCTATTTGGCATCACTATCTCGCAAGGACAGACTGAAAATCATTCGTGAGAGTATGGACTTGTTTCATCACAAACACAGTGGAATTCATCTTGTGGTCATTGACGGTATAGCAGACTTGATACGCTCCGCCAACGATGAAACGGAGAGTATAGCCATCGTGGACGAACTCTACCGCTTGGCAGGAATTTACAATACTTGTATCATTTGCGTACTCCATTTTGTACCCAACGGCATCAAACTAAGGGGACATATAGGGTCTGAACTGCAACGCAAGGCGGCGGGTATTCTTTCCATTGAGAAGGATGACAATCCTGAATACTCAGTCGTCAAGGCTCTGAAAGTGCGTGACGGCAGTCCGCTAGATGTGCCGATGATGCTCTTTGGCTGGGATAAGAAAGCCGATATGCACGTTTATCGTGGGGAAAAGTCGAAGGAGGATAAAGAGAGACGCAAGACCGATGAGCTGTTGGCTGTCGTAAAGTTTGCATTCCGTGCCAAACTAAAGTTATCATATCAAGAGTTATGCGACGTGTTGATGCGAGAAATGGAAATCAAGGATCGAACGGCAAAGAAGTACATTGCCTATATGAAGGAGCAGCGTATTTTGTCGCAAGACACAAGTGGTAACTATCAAAAAGGAGAATTATGTCATACATAGACCAAAGAACCGAAGATACATGGCAGAAACGCTTGTTTGACAAGCTGATGACTGTCGAGAGTAAACTTGACCATCTGCTGGTTTTGCAAGAGCAATCTGTCGATACGACCATTCACCCTCCATTGAAACCCGAATACTTGGACATCATTGATGTTTCCAAGATACTTAAAGTAGAGCAGAAAACCATCTATAACTGGGTTTGGGCAGGAAAAATACCATACCTGAAAGCCAATGGGCGTTTACTCTTCCTCAGAGAAGAGATAGATGAGATGCTCCGAAAGCGAGAGGGATGGTAATTATTGTTGCTTATATTTTTTTATCCGCAATTATTTTGCCGGAACAAAAAATAATACTTACCTTTGCAAGCAGAAAGTTGGTTGCGGTTTTACCGCACATGAAGATAACAGTACTCGCTTGGCATACCGTAAGATCTGCCGGCGAGTCATTTTTTTATATATACTATGGCAAATAAAAAATCACGTTCCATTCAGGAACAAATCGATTTACTGAAAGATAGGGGCATGATTATTGAAGACGAGGATTTTGCCCGTCTTCACTTGAACCATATCAGCTACTACCGATTAAAGGGGTACTGGTGGGATATGCAAAAGGACAGAGACCATCATATATTTATGGAGGAATCCAGATTTGAGGATGTTATCTCACGTTATTTCTTCGATAAGGAATTACGCCTGATACTGTTTGATGCCATTGAAGCGATAGAGATAGCACTACGAACAAAAATGATTTATCATCTCTCACAATCTTTTGGCAGGCTATTCTATACCGACAAAAAACTCTTTGTAAATGAATCTCTCCACCAACAACATATAGAGGATTTGATGAGCGAATTTATGCGCAGTGGTGAAGTCTTTATAAAAGAATACAAACGCAAATACGGAGTGTGGAAAGACGGGAAATGTATATCATTTACCCAGCAGCCTGATGCGTGGGTGATTTTTGAGGTGGCAACTTTCGGTACTCTTTCAAAGATATACAAGAATCTCTGTCATCAGTTACCGGAAAAGGCGAGAATTGCCAATGACTTCGGACTTAACATACACACAGAACTCTCAAGCTGGCTCGAAGCTATATCTTATCTGAGGAATATTGTAGCCCATCATTCCAGAGTTTGGAGTCGGAATATGGTAAAACGACCTATGGACATCAACAATCCCAAAGGTATTTGGCTGAAAAAGCCTCTTTCGGAGTTTGCCAAGAAAAAGCCATATCTGATAATTATCTCTATGCTATACCTGTGCAATGCTATCAATGCCGGGGACACATACAAAAAGAAAATTATCTCATTGATAGAAGAATGTCCGGATATTCCAATTTACAAGATTGGCTTCCCTAACCATTGGAATAAAGAACCTATCTGGCAATAATGAATTTATGGAGATAATTCAACCAATTATCATACACAATATAAGAATGCCAAGATAAAAATTTTTCAAAAATCGAAAGTCAAGCACAAGAACAAGTGCTTGACTTTCATTTGGATAACCAATACATATTTAGTGTCTCCATTTGAGTCTGAAACTCTGTGAATGGCTATCTTCAAAGGAAAGGCTATTTCTTTTAGCAAATATATATTTTTTCGTAGATTTTTGAGCTGACTATGGATTTTAATATGTATCTTTGCTGTCGTGAATAATGTATTGTTTCGCGACAAAAATTACATGTAAATATGAATGAAAGTATTGAAAATAAAATACTTACAAAGGTAAAAAAGTGCGGACGTAGTTCTGTATTCTTTATTGGTGATTTTATTTCGTATGGTAGTCGAAATTCAGTTAATAAAGCATTGGAGCGCCTCACGGCGAAGGGACTGTTGCTTAGAGTCGCACGTGGTATTTACTGCTATCCTAAAATAGAAAAGGTGTATGGACTTGGTGCAGTCCCTCCTTCGCTTGAAGACATCGCCAAGGCAATGGCAAAAAGAGACGGGGCAAGAATTGTCCCAACAGGGCTTTTTGCCCAATACCAACTGGGACTTACTCAACAGGTGCCGATGAATGTTGTTTATTTAACTGACGGAGTGTCTCGCACAATAGATCTTGGCGAGGGGAAAAACATAAAATTCAAGCGTGCCTCACCCAGATACTTTGCCATTCGCAGCCAGTTAGCTCTTCTTTTGACAATGGCACTTAAAGATTGGAAAGTGGAAAATTTGACGGAGGAACAGATCGCCCTCATTAAAGCACAGGTAAACGCAAATCCCCGCTTTCAGGCGACAGATCTAAAACTAATGACCTCAAAGGTAAGGGAATTTATAATTAGCTTGTATGAATAAGTTTTTGAAATTATCAGATTCACAGCGAAAAACCGTCTATGAATCAATTGCGCATAAGGTGGGACTGCCAGCCCAAGTCGTTGAGAAAGATTTCTGGGTAACCGCAATCCTACAGGTGGTCTTTGCACTGCCTGTTGCCAGGCATATAGTTTTCAAGGGTGGTACAAGTCTGAGCAAAGGATGGAAACTCATAGAACGATTTTCGGAGGATATAGACCTTGCTTTTGATCCCGTATTCCTTGGTGCGCAGGAAGGAGACCTTACGAAAAAACAAATCAAGAAATTGCGTAAGACATCATCGCTTTTCGTTTTAGCGAAGCTGGCTCCCATGATTTGCGAAGAACTTGAACGGCAAGGATTACAGTCGTTTATTACAGTCGAAGCACAACCCAACGGCGAAGGTGATAACACGTATCCCGAACCACGTCAGATTTATCTTCATTACAAGTCTGTCTTTGATAAGGCACTCACATATCTTCGTCCTGATGTAGTATTGGAAGTCAGTGCGCGTTCATTGATTGAACCGACAGAGCCAATACAAATCAAAAGTATCCTTGGTGAGAACCTCCCTGTTATGCCATTGAACGATAGTGTCATAAATACTGCCATTCCTGCAAAGACATTTCTTGAAAAGGTGTTCTTGCTCCATGAGTTATTCTCTGTTCCCGGGCATGGAATGGTGGCTGAACGCAAAAGCCGACACCTTTATGACCTTTACGTCATGATGAATAAAGATTTGGCAAGGGATGCAGTTAGTAATGATGTTTTATGGGAATCCATACGCCATCATCGGGAAATTTACACCTCTGTGCGAGGTGTGGACTATACACCTGATATACGCAAACGTCTCCAGCTTATCCCCAGAAAAGATATTATTGACACATGGAGTTCTGACTATGATTCAATGAAAGAATCTATGATTTACGGGGAAAAGCCAACATTTGATGAATTATTGAAGGGGATGTCAAAACTTCAGGAGATGTTTAGAGGAGGAGATTGTTATAAATAATGCTTACGGTTCTGGAATAGAACAAGATTTCGGCAATAAAATGGTATTATTGCCGAAATCTAATCGTTAACACTTATAGTTCTATATTTAGTGTCTCCATTTGGGTCTGAAACTCTGTGAATGACTGTCCTCTTCTTTATTTTGAACAGGAGACGGCTCATTGCTTACCTTGACAGAATGACTATTGCCAGATAAAGCCTCTTCTTGTTTCATGCCCTCCGTTTCTTCCTTTTCCTCTTCCGATGGTGCAAGTGTAAGGGCAATCTTTCTGTCCAACTCTGCCGACTGCCCTTTGAGCGAGCGAAGCTCGTCCTCTTTCTTCCACGTCCCATTAGCAATAGCAGTATAGATTTCCTTATTGGCTGCCACCTTCTCTTTCTCCTTCTCATGCGACTCTATCACCTTAGGGATACGCTCCAAGGCATTTACGAAGTTCTCGCAGGCAAGTTTCGGGTCTGCCGCTAACTTACCGTTATTATAAGTATAGTAGATGCTCTCCTGTCCCTTGACAAAGAAGCGGTTTATCGAGCAATCAAACAGATCCTTTGAACTGCTCTCCGTCTTGACCATGATGGAAAAGCCGTAAACCTCGCCAATCTTGTTGTACTCGCTCTTGGTACGAGCCTTTTCCTCTATCTCATGCAGACGGGCGGCGATGACCTTTATGTCGGTACTGTCCTCCACACCTTTAATGACAAGTTTATTGATAGGATTACCTTCTTTGTCACGCTCCACACGCTTCTCAAAGCACGCCAAGTCTGCCTTGGCTTCCTTGATCTTGTCTGAATGGAAAGACACGGAGCTGTCAATCTCCGCCAACTTGCCCGTTGCGGTATCACGCTCACGGAGGAAATTCTTACGCTCGGATTCCAGCGTGGCAATCTTCTTGTCGAGTTTGGCTTTCTCTAACAAGTCCGTATTACCAGATAGCACGGCAACATACTCTGAAAAGTTCATACCGCTATCCTCGTCCATCGATCCCTCGTCAATGGTACGACTACCGAGCGTGTTGGTCTTCAACTGATTGATAAACAATTGCTTGTTATGTAGTAGGTTGAACTTATAACTGTCCAACGACCGCTCCACGGCATAGATAATCACATCGACCTTGTTGTCAGCAAATTCTTTGGCAACCATATTACCTTTACGAATTGCCCGACCATTTCGCTGCTCCAAATCTGAGGGTCGCCAGGGTGTATCAAGTTGATGCACCGCCACCGCACGCTGCTGGGCGTTGACACCCGTTCCAAGCATAGAAGTAGAACCGAAAATGATGCGGATGTCTCCACGATTCATCGCTTCTACCATCGCTTTTTTGGCTTTCTCGTTCTTGCACTCCTGAATAAAGCGTATCTCGTAAGACGGGATATGATAATCTTCTACCAATTTACGCTTCACCTCAGAATAGATATTGAAGTCCCCACCGGGCTTGTAAGTACCCAAGTCAGAAAACACAAATTGCGTACCTTTCTGTGCATCATACTTCTGATAGTAGTCATTGAGTAATTTCGCACAATGGCTTGCCTTGTTGTCGATATGGTCTGAGTACCCGTTTTCGTCTATCATGCGTAGATCCAAGCTCATCTTCCGGGCATAATCAGTTGTTAAGAATCAAGGGAAACAGAGGGAAAAGCAAGGAATGTAACTATTTGAAATATCATCATTTAGCATTTTTATGCCATTATCGAGTTAGGCGAAAGGAAGCATCAAACGGCAGGAGTTCCGTTACCAAATCGTAACCCATCAAGGAAAAAGCAAAAAGGGGTTACGAATTGAAGGTAAACAACTGTATCATAGGTTTTTATTCTTCATCTTTCATTTTTCTGCATCGCTCAGGAATACTTGTTCATCTGTACCTTTGCAAGCAAAGGAAATTTTGAAAAAACGACAGAAAAAAATGAAGGAAAACAAACTCAAAGTATCGTTCTTCGTTCAGGCGAAACGAACCGACAAGAAAGGACTTGTGCCTGTCATCGGGCGCATCTCCGTTGGCAGAACCCATTCGGGCTTCTCCACCAAGTGTAAGACTCCGCTCGCTCTTTGGGACAGCCGCAAGCAAAGGCTTATCGGCAAGAGCAGCATGGCTGTGTCCGTCAATCAGAAACTTGGTGAATGCACTGCACTTATCCACACACGCTTTCACGAACTCAGTGAAAGAGAAGAATCCTTTACAGCCACAGACGTGAGGGATGCCTATCAGGGGCAAATCCACCGCCAAACCCTGCTCTTGGAGAGTTTCGGGGAGTATCTCACACAGACAAAGGAGCGCATAGGCATCGACCGAGCCTTGAAGACGTTCAAACTTCGTACCTACCAGCTCTCCCTGCTCCGTGAGTATGTGCAGAAAAAGCATAAAGTAAGCGATATACCCCTTTCACAGTTGGATAAAGCATTTATCGAGGGATTCGAGTATTATCTCACCATCGAACGCAGACTGAAACGCAGCAGCATATCGAGTACCTTGTCTACTTTGCAGACCATTGTCCGCATAGCGGTAAAGAAAGGTGTGCTGGACTTCTATCCGTTCTTGGGCTACAGTTACGAGCGACCAAAGGGTGAACCGAGAAGCATTACGCAGGAAGAACTTGAGCGCATCATCAACTTGGAGATTGAATGGGAGAACTATCGTTTTGTCCGTGATTTGTTCGTCTTTTCTTGCTTTTCAGGGCTTGCCATCTCCGATGTCCGCAATCTGAGAGAGGAAAACATTGTCTTGGAAGAAGGCAAACTCTGCATCAAGGGCAGACGCATGAAGACCAAGACCCCGTATCGTGTACAGGTGCTTCCCCCTGCGCTGACTATCATGAATCGTTATAGAGGGATAAGGGCAGGCTTTGTCTTTGACGTGCCGACCACCGACATTGTCCTCAATGGTATGCACTACATACAACGAAACATCGGCATGGAAACTCCGCTAACCTTCCACATGGCTCGCCATACCTTTGCTTCGCTTATCACGCTCTCGGCAGGCGTTCCTATCGAAACGGTGAGCCGTATGCTCGGACACACCAACCTGAGAACGACACAGGTATATGCAGCGGTTTCCTCCGAAAGAATCCATCGGGATATGCAAGCGATACAGCAGCGAATACAAGATACATTCACCTTAAAACTTTGACATTATGGCACGAAGTACATTCAAGACACTCTTTTATATCAATCGCTCCAAAGAGAAAAAGAACGGCAGCTGCCCAATTATGGGGCGTATCACCATAGACGGAGAACAAGTACAATACAGCACGGGCAAGGAGATTGCTCCTGAACTTTGGGACAGCCATAAGGGACGGTGCAAGGGAACAGGTGAAGAAACAAAGGAAATCAACCGCTACTTGCAAACCAAAGAGGAACAAGCCAAAGGCAAATACCAAGAATTAGTTTGGCAACGTGGCTATATCACTGCCGAGTTGTTGAAACGTGAACTCATGGAAGAGGACAATCCCAAAGGCTTTCTTTTGGAGGAAGCCCGACTATTTATTGAGGAAAAGCGTCCATGCGTAGGACTGACGATTGCCAAGCCTACCTTTGCTAATTACATCTACGCCACACAACTCATAGAGGCTTATCTGCGTGAACGCTTAGGGCTGGAGGATATTCGCTACTCCCTGTTGGACTATGGCTTTATTGAGGGAATGGACTTCTATCTCAAATCAGAACGCAACCTCTCTCTTGCCACTATTCAGGTAGTGGTCATCTTCCTTAGAAAACTCATCGGCATAGGTCAGCAGAAGAAGTATATCCGCATTGATCCGTTTGCAGACTACAAAGCAGAACTTCCACACCGCACAAGGCGTTATCTCACTACGGAGGAGCTGCAACGAGTATTGCAAACGCCCATCATTGACAAACAGTTCGAGCGAGCAAGGCAACTCTTCATTTTCTGCGCCTTCACCGGTTTGGCTCGTGTGGATATGCAACGGCTCAAACCGAAGCATATCACCCATAATGCTGACGGCACGGAGGAAATACGCATCAAAAGGCAGAAAACGGATGTAGAGGCGATTATTCCGCTCCTGCCTATTGCCAAACAAATCCTTTCGCTCTATATCAAGGACAAGAAAGCGGACGACTTGATATTTCCCAATCTCACAATAAGGAAAGCATCCTTTGCGTGTGTGAACATCGGGCAGATATGCCGGATAGATAAGGGCTTGACCTTTCACATGGCTCGCCACACATTCTCAACCACGATATGCCTATCCAATGGTATTTCGATGGAAACGCTCAGCAAGATACTCGGACACAGCAATATAGGTACGACACAAATCTACGGAAAGATAACCGACCACAAGATACAGGAGGATATGACTGCACTCACAGACAGGGAGCATACTGTATTTGAAGGTTATTGTGAGTCGATAGCACGGCAGAACGTGCCACTGCAACACGCATAAAAAGGAAGTAATTACCAAACATTTATTATTCACGATTGAAAACCAAATGATTATGAAAAAGAACAACAAACAGGAACTTTCTTACTTTCGATTGAAATTAAGAAGTTACATGAGTGAGCATCACCCTGAGAGATTGAAAGATAAGGAGTTTATCACTGCACGGGCAGATATGGCTCTCACAGCTTACTGCGATGCCGTGACACAAGGTTTCACGCACCCCGAAGCGGAAAGCATGGCAAGCGAGGTTTTGTATCAAGGCTTGCACTTTTCCAAGTATGATACGCTTGTATCCGTGTTTGAGAATGAGTTTGAAAGGGAACTGCCTGCACCTCTCCCAGAGAAACTCGTACCTATATTGTTGTCGAATAAGGCTATTCAAGCCACATTCGACAAGTTCGGTTTGACGGACACATTTGCTTCTGACGAGCAATACGACCGTCTTTACACCGAACTCACAGGCACGATAGTGCTGCTTACCAAGAGCAATCATTTGCCAATAATCGGTCAGACGGAGAGGTAAGCCCAAAGGCGTTGTAAGCAAAGGCACACGCAAAGTCCCTGATGCCGTTTCTTATCGTGCAAAGGTACAACGGCAGCCAATCTGCCCTGACAAGGTCAAGTCCTGCGGATGGAGAGAAGAATCTCCACCGCAGGATTTTTCTTTTCAAGTTTGTATTGCCATTTTCAATATTCGTGCGGTCGTATTCATCTCTCCCAACCTTGCAGAGCAGGGCTGCCGTAAGAGAGTATAGGCACGACAAGAATACGGCATACTCAGGCTCTTTGGACGCAAGGCGTAACAGCCAACAATAGATAGGACTGACGATAATACGGACTATCTGTTGTTTGTACAATTTATTGTCATGACTATCTGTTGTCATGACTATCTGTTGTCAAAACTATATATCGTCAAAAC